CCAGTAGTTAATTGAAATCCTGCCCCACTACCACCAGCATCCATTTGAATGTGTTTTGAATTATTATAATTTGATATGATTGCTGGAACACCATCCTTTTGAACTTCAAAGATTCCAAAGGGATCAGTTCCGATACCAACTTTACCATCAGATGTGATGCGAAGTCTTTCATCACCATTAGTTTCTACTGTAAACGTATCATTAGCAGGAAATCTTATTGCAGTATTATTATCCCCAATATGAAATATTGAATCAGCTATACCAACTCCACTAGAAAATGTAGATATTCCTCCTACTTTTAAACCACCTGATAAGTCATAATTTCCATCATGATCAACATTTCCATCATGATCAACATTTGCATTAATATCAAGATTACCAAGAAATGTAGATATTCCTCCTACTTTTAAACCACCTGATAAGTCATAATTTCCATCATGATCAACATTTGCATTAATGTCAACATCACCATCAAACGTACTTACTCCTGTGACTGTTAATCTATTAACTGTTTGTTCATCAACAGTTACTTTTTCAGTTCCAATTATTTCTTTAATATATAATTTTCTCCATGTAGATGCATCTGATCCTAAATCAAAAGCATTACTGATACCTGCTGTTAAATTTGATGTAACAACACCAGTCACACATAAATCCACAGTTGATGTAATTCCAGTAACAGTGATTCCCATTCCTGAAGTAGAGAGTCGTTTTATGTTATTGTAATATAATTCTGCTTGTGCACCTTCAACAAACTTTGCAAGATTTTCATCATCGTCTGCATTTTTTAATTCTATGATATTACTATTAATTACTAAAGAACCTAAACCAGTTTCTTCAATATAACTACCACCACCAGATTTATGATATATCTTAAGATCATTATCATCACCGAATATAACACCAGCAGTATCTCTCACATAAATTGAACTTGCAATACTAACAGTCGCAACTCCAGTGATGCTTACATCATCAGAAACACTTACCGCAGCCGATACTATAACTTGATCTTTAAATGTTGAAAAACCAGATTGAACTATAATTCCATTTCCAAAAGTGCTCAATCCTATAAAACTAGATAAACCGCTTACTATTAAACTATTTGCCTGTACGTCATCTAAAATTATATCGTTTTGTGTAAAAATATTTCCACCAACATATAAATCACCACCTGTAGTCGTGATACCACCTGCCGCTGCTAGAGTAATTGCAACTCCTACCGGAGGTCCGGTAACTGATAATCCTCCACCAACATTTAAATTTTTATCAATACCCATACCACCTTGTGATATGATCGATCCAGTGTCTGTATCATTTGAATCGTCTAAATTATTGACAAATATCGCATCATTTAAAGTTATTGTATTTGAGGCAGATTCAAAAATTAAATTACCACTTGTTGTTTCTATTTTGTTTCCATCTATAACAATATTGTCAACATTTACTTTAAAAAATGTTCCAACACCTGCTGCGAATAAATCTTTTGTTGTTGTAAATCCTGTAACATTTAATTTAGTGCTTACAGTTGCAACTCCTATTCTTGCTTGTTCAATATCAGATACGTTTATATCTGCCTCTGTGATAGTTGCGACTCCAGATACATCTACATCAACAAAATTATTTTGTATTGTAGTAATTTTTGCAGATCTTATTTCTTCCGTGGCTGTAAAAATACCAGTCACGATAGCTCCCGTGGAAACCGTTTCGAATCGTTTAACGTTATTAAAATTCAATTCAACAGCATTACCAGCTATAAATTTTGCTTCTGTCTTATTTCCTCCATCACTTTGAACAAATAATGTCCCCGTATCATTCATAATCTTTGAAGATCCATCAAAGAATATTTCAAAATCTAAATCATTACCAAATTTTAATTTTGCATTATCATTAAAATCAAATGAACTTGTAGATATATCCCATTCAGCATTATAATTTGCTCCTTTAAATCTAACATCAGTTTCAAAGTCAAGACCACCCTGTGCCTGTGATGCAGTTAATACTCCTGTAATTATTAAATTTGAGAAAGTGTTTATTCCAGAAAAATTTGTATCTCCTAAAACATCAAGCAAACCTTTAGGTTGTGTACTTCCTATTCCTACTCTTTTACTTGTTTCAATATAAACAAAATTAGATGCACCATCAATTAGACCTGTGTCGTCATGAAACTGCATGTTTGATATTGTTCCACCAGCACCAGCTTGAATTGATCCCGGATTTGTATATTCTAATCCTCCTTCATTATTTTTTGTAAGTATTTGTCCGGATGATCCTCCATCATTATTAAAATCAAATATTGTACCTTCTAATCTTAAATTTCCGTTTATGTGTAGACTTTGAGTTGGGGAGGATGTGCCAATTCCAACTGAGGCAACACCAACAGTCGAATTGTCATAGTTAAAAAATGTGGCAGAATTAAAATCACCGTTATCATTAAAAAGTATTTGTCCGTCGGTTCCTGGTGGTGCTATAGTAACTGTTACCGCAATACCGGGATTATCCATCCCCGTTCTTGTTCCCTCTGCGGTTACAATATTTCCTCTAAAATCTAATTGTGTGGTGCTACTTGGACCTCCAACTAATGTTCCTTCTTCAAAAATACTTATCGATCCTGGTATCAATCCTCCTTCTACAGGAATCCAGAATCTCTCACCAGGTCTATTAACGACTGATATAATCTGTAATCTCTGACCAACAGGAATTCCTGGTGAACCTGATGCACTAGGTGGATCTCCTAGATTTGGTTCAGCTTGTTCTAATCCAAGATATTGATATCTGTCAGTGCTTAGATAAGCTTGATCCGTTCTTTTAACTCTTCCACTTAAATACTTTGGCATATTATGTTGCTGTGCTATTCTCTAAAATACTACAGATAAATTCCATCTGAAGTGGTCCGACTAATCCTCCGGTTGTTGTGACACCAACATTTACAGTAAAAGTATTTGCAATACCAACAAAAGTTGAAATTGCTACATTGACACCATTTCTAGCCGGATCTGTTGACCTAGGGTATGATTTTTCTTCAAAATAGTTATCTTGAGAACATTTAAATATGAGGGAATTATTATTAAATTCAATAGTATTTCCAGTTGTAAGGTTATGAGCTGAAGCTGTTGTTACAGATAAAATACCAGTTACTGCATCATATGTAGTTCCTTTTTTTGGTGTAATTTTATTGTTTATTTGAGTTCCTGATTTTACAGTAATTGCGTCAGGTAATGATCGAATAAATCTGTGCTCAGATGGTCTAAAGGTGTGTGGTAAATTATTAACAACTCCTGTGTTAGTTTCAAAAGTTGTAATTCCAACAACTCTTTCAACAAAAAATGATCTTTGAGGTGCAGGAAACAACGAACTAGTAATACCAGCGGTTGATGGACAAGTAAAAGCTATGCCAGCCATGGTGATCTCTTGATCCACACTCAATCCATGAGGTTCATATGTTGTAACTGTAGTTATTCCTGTGGTGTGATCATATTTTACATCATTTATCGTAGCAATACCTGTTTGAGTTCCGGAAATCACAATTGAATCAGCTACAATTGCAGTTCTTTCTAAAACTAATCTACCATCAATTAAAATAACCGCATCACTAGGAGGTATATCAACATCTCTAACAATTCTATTATTTCTTAAATTACCTGCTGTACTGGTTGCAACACTTTTTCTACGATGAGAGAATGTTATTGTTGGGAATGTAACACCAGTACTTACATTTGATACTTGAGCGTACAAAACAATAGCAGAAGTTCCAACGTTTGCTTCAAAAAGTGTTTGTTCACCTGGTGCAACCGGTACTGCGATTGTTATAAATTTATTAAGTGGTGCTATTGCCATTTATCTCAATGCTAATATTAATGGTGTGACCTCTGCTTGGATCGCTCTTGCAAAGTCTCTTCCTCTTATTGTTGAAGTTGTTTGATCAATTTGAATTCCTTCTCCTATGTCAAAGTTTCCTTTTTGATCAGTTGAAGTAAATGGAATTTGTGCTCCATCAGAACTTACAACTTCGTTTGCCTTTATAGGTATTGCACCTTGTAAGGGTGTTGCTATATTTATATCTGTACCCGTACCGACATATTCAAATGAATGAGAACTTGTAAGTATACGACTTATCCTTTGAAGTGAAAATGGATCATTCGGAAATAACTCATAAGGAATAAATTCGTTAAAGGTAATTGATGTAATACCTACACTCGTTGTCTCAGATGCCTCACTTACAGTAAAGAAAATAGGTTCTGTTTTAACAGTGGCAAGACCTGTGTTACCTTCTATATCAACAATAAGATTTTGAGTAGACAAATAATTTCTACCTTGAGCAATCACATTAATACTACCTATAGTTCCCGCAGCACTTACGTTTGCAGTTGCCTCTGCGATAATTCCTTGAGGTCCTTTTGGAGAACTTGATCCATCTGCATCTCTTATCAATATATTTGGTGGATCAATCGCACTATAACCACTGACATCTACTCCTGGTAAAACTGTGACTTCGGCAACTCTCTCAAGTGGTTTTGTTATTCTACCAGATCCCACAACATCCGGATAATTGTCAAGGTTTATTTGGAAAAATAATGCCTGACCATCAAATGGTCTTCGAACCGCACCAGTAAATGGTGGTGTTGGTGATCCGCTTGAATCGTCTCTTACCTCTGCACATACGATGGTATCTGTATCTGGTGGTGTGCTTCCTATTGGCAATCCAGACGGACTTAAACCAGTAACAATACCCGTGAATTGTGTTGATCCTAATCCCACTGCAACTAAACCAAAATTACCAAATGATGAGTTAGAGTTTGTTAAATCACATTGAGCACCACTAGCAGCATAAATTCCAATGTCTGTGTTGATTGTAAATATCGAAACTAACTGTGCATATGCATCATTTGTAAGTGAAACTCCAATACCATTTTCATTGTACTGGGTAAATGAATCACAGACCATTGATTTAAGATCTGCACCAATTGTTGAAGCTGTCGCATTATCACCATCAACTTTCATACCAATACTTCCAGTCATGAAGTTTGTGCAATTTCGAATATAAGGTGATCTCCATCTACCACTTGGTCCTTCAGTCGCAGGTCCAGGTTCAGTGTATCCTGTTACCGCACTATCAGATCCAGCTGGAGGAGGGAATGCCACACATGCTGCTCCAGAATGATCAACTCCAACATTAGATCCACCAAAGTTTAAATTTTCAACTAAACATCCTCTTCTAACATGAAATACATCTTTCAATGGATTTTGTGGTTGAACAATTACAAGTCTTATATCCTGTCCTGTAATTGACACATCAGTTCTCAAACCAATCGGATTATTTTCCAAATATACACCTGGTCTTACTACAATGGTGTCATTTTCAACTGCGATTGCAGCTGCACCACCTATCGTGGCTTTTGCATCACCCTCAAGTAATCCACTATTTGAATCTAATCCATTTTTAGACACCCAAATCGTTCTTTTTGTTTGAACACCTGATGGTCTCCACGATACTCCAGTTCCAACAGAAGATAGTCTGTAATCTGTCTTACCAGCACCAGGATCTGCAACCGTGTCATTAATATCAATTAGTGCTGAATCTAGTTCTAAATTACCCTCTATTTTTGTTGCACCACCTATATTCAAAGATTTACCAATACCGACACCACCAACAATTTGCAATGCTCCTGTTGTAGTTGAAGTAGATTGTGTGATGTTTTCTAAAGTAGATATACCAGCTACTATTATATCATTGAAGGTCGAACCTCCAGTTACACCTAAAGTACTACCAATTGAAACTGCACTTCCTACATTTGCATTACCACCAATATTAATTGTGTTTGCTATTCCAACACCACCATCAATAATTACTGCTCCATTTAGAATATTAGTAGAATCAGTAGTATTATTAAAATTTGATATTCCTGCTACATCTAAAGAACCTTGTAGAGTTGTTGCTGCATCAACATTTAAAGTAGTATCAAAGTCAACTGCCTGTTGCACATTTAAAGTTCCCTCTAATATGGAGTTTCCTACAACTGTCAATTGTTGTTGTAAGTCTGTATTTTGAGCTACTGAAAGTGTACTGTTAAGTGTCGTGGCACCATCCACATCTAAAATTCCACCAATATCAGTTCTACCATCAACATTTAAGTTAGTATCAAAATCTACGTTACCAGTTACGTGAACTTCTCCAGTTACATCTAATTCAACATTTGGTTGAGCATTTTGAATTCCAACTTTCGTCATTCTATAAATTGATGCAGTACCACCACCAGCACTCTCAAAACCCCAAAGATCTCCAACAAAAGCAGTTGCAACACCTGTTCCTTTACCACCATTCTCAGTTACACTTGCAGCAGTGACTACGAAAGCATCGGTTCCTACACCCAAAGAATTTTTATTAACAAAATTTATTGTTTGAAATGATTGTCCAGCACCAACTTGACCACCTTGTGCGGGTGTTGGTACAAATACACTCTCATCCATGAGGAATATACCCTCAGTAAATGAAGGAGTTTGAGTGACCCATGTGATTCCATTTCCATCTTTACTTAGAAATGCGTTTAATGCTCCTGATTGATTTCTTGAATCAAATATTTCTTTTCCAATACGAACACTGTCAGCTGTATGAAAACTTTGTGTTACACTAGTAGTTCCTATTCCAATTGAATTACCAGCACTAACCAAGACTGAACCATTAATGTCAAGAACATAATTTGCTTGTGGTTCAATTTGATTTAGATTTTCTCTATTAATCCCTATCTTTTTAATAAGAGCTATACCATTTACATCCAGCAATGACTTAGGGTCTGGTTGATTTAGTCCTAAGGTTGTTCTCAGAAGTCCAAGACCAGTAAAGCGAGTATCCTCATCAGGATCAAAATCCACTCCAGTAAAAGTAAGAATAGTCTCACCATTAGATGTTGGAGGTGCAGATAATGTAAGTATAGTATTGCTATCAACGGCAGCAACTTTAGTGCCTGGTGCAAGAGCACCGACTCCACCTACAACAGTGACATTAAATTCTGGTGAAATGCCCTCGGTATTGTTTAAAGTTATCTGTGTGCTTGTTGTATCTAATGTTGTTGTTACATTTTCAATTATTTGTGGACCATCTTCCTGAGTTCCATCCTCTGCTAAGAAGAAAGGCATGTTTAAACTAAACACTTGTGAACGATAAGCTGCTTCACTTTTTTGTGTTGGATTAAATTTTGCAGGTTTTAAAGTACTAGGCGTTGTAAGTGCATTATCAATAATATGTAATTCAGTTCCAACGGTGGTAAGACCAGCTAAAATACTTTGTTTTTCAACTGTTAGATTACCTCTCACCCTTAAATCTTCTACAATATCAACACTACCATCTATTTGAAGTTCATCAATTCCTGTTAGTTTACTACTACTGTTTAAATTAATATCACCACCAATGTCAACGTTCTTTAAAAAGGTTACGTCCTCATTAAATTGAGCTTTATTACCTGTAACTGTGATATCTTCTGACATTAGATTGGTAAATTAAGAGAATTAAGTGATGGTAATGATGAAAAATTCTTAGGTAATGATTGAGAAATAGATCCTAATTGTCCAGTTATCGCATCAGTATCGATTGATCCAACAGCTGTTTGTAGACCAGATGCAAGACCATCAACATCTAAATCACCTAAGGGTGAATTAGCTACAATATTTGATACATCAAGTCCAAGTTTTGAAACTGCACCTGCTGATTTTAGAAAATCATTTCCAACTTTATCACCAGCTCCAGCAAACGCACGTTGTAAAAAACTACCTACAGTTGCTTCAATAACATTTCCAAGTAATCCTTCTGCATCAACTTTATTCCCATTAAGAAGAATTCTTGCACCTGCGTTTAAATTAATATTACGATTAGCTCTAAAATCTATATCAACATCAGATACTAATTCAATATTGCTTCCCTTTATTCTTATTTTACCATTTTGATTTGCAGTAATACAAACGTCACCCTCTGTGGTACTTAAAATTATATCTACCGAACCTTTACCTTTTTTATTTAATCCTGCCTTTACTTCTACAGGACCGTCATTGTGAACTCTAAATTTACCAGATTCACTTAACTGACATAAATGTTGCTCTTTATTATCTGTTACTGCAGTTAAAATATAAACAGAAGAACCATCAGCACCCATTTGTGGATTGTTAACATCTATCTTAAACTTTGAACCGCAAGCAATCTGGTCTCTTGCTTCCCAATTTTCATTTGGTCTAGTCATTAGTAACCTCCATAACCACCACCATCAGAGGGTGTGCTTGGTGGAGACATGTCAGTTGTTGGTGTCACTGTTGGTTGTGTTACATTCATATTTTGATTTGTAGTGGTAGTAGTCAATCCTGCAATTGTCTGTGATGTTAAACTTTGAGCAGGTGTATCATATATTATATCATGAGGTGTTTTAGTGTGTGTTGCACCAACCATTTTAACACCTCTGTGTATGTGGAAAGGTCCTGAGTATGGTTTTCCATTTACATAACCCACAATTAAATTAGTTTCAGGTCCGACACAATCAATAATTTGAATAATTTCACCTTGTAAATCTAGATCTAATTTTTTAATTATTGGTTTTATAAAAGCTCCGACACCAGTCGATGAGGTTATTTTTATAGTTGGTAAATTAGTTATTGCAATATTATTTATCGGTTGAGCAGAGATAATTTGACCATTACCAATAGTAACATTATATTCAATACCATTACTGTCTACAACCTGTGCATCCTCATATCCTGATCCACCAATAACCACCACTGCATCAACAACACCAACCACATCTATTTCTGAATCTATTTCCTGACCAACAGGATAATTTTCACCAATAGAAATTACATCAACATTTTGCACTTTACCATAAGTTGGTGAATCTGGATCGTAATCAATATTTGCTCTTGCCACAGCACCATAACCTCTGCCACAAGAATCTTGAATACCTATCAAGGGTGGACTGTTAAAGTAACCATCGCCAGGATCAGTTATTTCTACACCTATAATACTAGCTGTTCTAGACACATCTGCTGTAACTTCTGATAAACCATCCGTATTTTGAACAAACTCACCAAGAATCGCAGTACCAAATGCTCCAAATCCATCTCCTCCAAAAAATGTAACCTTCGGACCTGAACAAAAATCAGGAACTCCACACTGTGGATTCTGAAGTGCATCTGCACCACCAGATATTTCATTCACTGCTTGAATTGCCTTATTATAAGTTTGTAACAGATCAGGACTTGGACTGGCACCACTTCCAAAACTATATAAATTTACTTTTGGACTACATTTTGATTTATCTTGATTACAATCAAAAAATCCACCAATTGATGTAAATGCACTGGCTGAACTCGTTAAAAAATCCCCTACTTTGAAAGCTCCTGGTAGTAAAGCAGAAACACCACCTAATGCACCTGACAAATTTGATGCTATTTGATCATTGATGGTATTTAAAAGACCTCCTGTTATTTGTTCAGATATACAAGGTCCAATGGTTGCAACTTCAGAAATAGTTTTTTCAAGTAATCCTCTAATTGTTTTACCTAATCCTGCTTGAATTTTACCTGGTAAACAATCCAAATCACCTTGTAAATTTTTGATTGGACCTACAAAAGCTTTTTGAGCAGCTATTCCAGCAAGATCTGCTGCTGATGTGCTTCTTGTTGCTGCTAAAACTATATTGTAAGCTTCATTATACTTTGCATCCAAACCAGTAGACAATTTTGGAAGCATATTTTTATATAATTTATTCATTGAATTATTAACAACACCAGTTGATAAATTTTCCAATTTTTTTGTTGCAGATGCAACCTCGGAAAATAAATCCAATCCACTTGATAATCCACCAAATAAGGTGTTGATTGTAGTATTCACACCATTAAGAAATCCATCATCACAGGTATTTGCCATATCATCTGTAATTTTTTCTTTAAATGCTTTTGAGAGTATAACTTCTCCTTCTTGTTTGATTTTCTCACCTGTTCCATCACGTTCTTGCCTTACAAAACCAGTCTTTCCTGAATTTTTATTGTTCTCATTATCTTCAATTTTATATGCTGTGACACCATCTGCTTCAGGAACCCTGTTCGTGTATGCAGAAAAAGGTTCAAATCCTTCACCAGCAGCTCCGATAGCAACATCACTTGTGCGACCCAAGGCACCAATGATGACAGGAACTTGTGAATTATCACCATCTATAAAAAATCCAATCACTACGTCACTTGGACTCAACCTTACAGTTCTTCCTCTCCCTGCTCCTCCTGTACCATCAGAGTTTGAAAGCATGGCAATTGCCCATGGTAAATCCTTATCAGGAAGTTGACTTTTAGATACTGGATGATAACCTAAAATTCGAACACGAAATCTATTTCCCCAACCTTCTCCATTAACTTGCTCCTCTTGAGCTTCGATTGGAGCTATCTGACCTATCCACCAGTTAAATCCATCTCTACCTATAAAATTTGTTTTAAAAAGTGAATCTTCAATCATGTTCCATATTTACCATAAGTGTCCCTAACTAAATTTAAGGATGTTGTTGAATTGTTTGGATTAAAACTGTGGCATAAATCTTTAATCAAATATTTTCCACTAATTTTATCATCAGTTTCATTACTATCAATAGAAGTTTTGGGGAAAATACATTCGATTATATCCCCAGCTCTTAAATTTGTATTACAAGGTATCATTATATTTATTGATTGAGTAAAAAGAGTATTATATCTACTAACTGTCTGTGATGCATATAGTTGTGGATCTGCATTTGGATCTTTTGAAACATTTGCTTCAAGAGTTCCTTTGTCAAGAACTTGTGAAAAAATTCGACTTGGTTGATCGATTATACCTTCAGGTAGATTATCTATTATATTCTCACTACCCAAATTAGTTTTATCTTCAGAGGTAAATTTTTTGTATGAAACTTGAAAGTTTGTAGGATCAAAAAAGTATCTATCACTTGAATAAGTACCAAATCTTAATTTTTTAACTAAATCTTGATTTCTATCAACCGTATATTTAATGATTTTATAATCTAATGATGGTAAATCAGGAGTTGGTTTAAAAGTTTCAGAACTCTCAGTAATTTGAGTAAAAACATATTTTTGCACAGGATCTTGTTTTAATAATGAATCAACTGACACAAAATTAAATCCATCTTGTGTTTCAAAAAAGAAAAATCCTGCAGTGGCACTATTTGCACCAGTTGGAACAGCTTTAGAAGCTAACCATGTCAAGACACGAAATGGTTTTTTTAAATTGCCTATAAAAGTATATTTGTTTTGTGTTGCTTCAATATTTGATTTACTTCGATTTACTCCTAAAACATTTGTTAGAATATTGTCAACAGAATTATCAATCGTTCCATTGTATTTTTTATAAACTCGATTTAACTCATTTGAAATTGCTGCACCAGATGTCAGATTGAGTAAGAAAGATTCTTTTTCATCCTCATTTATCATTTCAGTGATACTTGAAACTGTTAAGTCTAATTTAATTCCTGATTTGTTTATGCCAAGATCAAGAACATCCATCTCCAATAATTCTCCACCTCTTAATGGTAATCCATTATAAATTGATAGATACTGTTTTTTAGCATCATCTCTCATTGTATTACCTGTGTTTATTACTCTTATTTTTGCAGTAATAGCTGGAGATAAAATACTTTCATAATAATTAATAGATACTGTTCCACCTCTTATATCTACACTTTTTGAATTTTTATTATTATAGAGTGTTAATTTTTGATATTTTGATGGTTTTAATGACATCCTACTCTCCTAATTTAATATGCTGCCAATCTTCAATTTTTGTTCCTTTCTTTTCACCAATAATAACAGTTGATGATGATTTATTGTTTATGGTAGAACTATTACCATTATTATTAGATGAATTATTAATTATAATTATATCTTTATCTTTAGCAATATCAAGTTTTCGATTTAATACATCCATTGTCCTTTTATTAGGTCCAGTAAATATTTCCCCATATCCAAGAGACAATACATTTTTCCACCATGGTAATGGTTTTTTCTTAACTTCCAGAGCTAATTGATTTTCAAGATCTTTGATTACATTTTCACGTCCTTCACTTGCTATTCTTTGATCTACTTTATTTTTTATACTAGAATCAACTGCCTTACCAACTGTTTGATCCATTACATAATCAGCTCCTAAGTTTAAAGTGTAGTCTATTCCAAAATAAACACCTGATTTAAGACTTCCTTTAGCAAAAGATTTAACATTTTTAAGAGTGAACATATTCTTTAATCTTTGAGTTAAATTAAACGGAACTTTTTTAGGTTTAGGAATTTGGGGTGCTTTAAATAATTTATTACTAAGTTTAGTACCACCACCTCTTACATTTTTAGGTTTAGATTTAGATCTATTTTTCCCCTTTAAATTGTTTTTCCCCTTTGGATTTGGGTTTTGTTTGAATGAATTATATTTACTTTTTAATAATTTTTGTTTACCGTCTGTAAGTGTTTTTATATTTTTAAATTCACCACTAAGTTTTTGCATACTTCGTGTTAGTTTGGATGATGATTGTTTAAAATTTATATCAGATAGTGATTTACTAAAAATAATTAATTTTGAAACTATCTCAGTCATATTTTGACTTAGAAAATCCACAAATTTTTTCGTACCATCAACAAAGTTGTTTATCTTTTTAATAACATCCTTAATAGACTCTATTATTTTTGGTAAATTTTTTATCAACCATCCAGCAAATAAAAGTGATACAGCTTTAATTAAATTAGATCCTATATTTTTTGTACTAATAGAAGAAGATTTTTTATTTAATTTTTTTGCATTTTCTAATCTTCTTTCTTCTGCTTCAAATTTTTTTCTTCTCAATCTTTTTCTATAATTTTTTAAAATTAATGCTCTAGTATTTCTTTTAATTTTATTTGTTTTTTTAATTGTTTTTCCGACACCAGAAAATATACCCTGAACCTTTTCACTCAGGGAGTTTTTTATATTTCTAGAGGAAAGATTTAAATTCATGAGCCTGTGTTAAGTGCTAACCCTGTCTCAGTACGTGCAATATCATCGGTATTTACGGGATTTACATTTGCAATTCCAGTTGTCGATGATTCTTGATTATAAGATGTATTACCACCACTATTTTGTCCACCATCAATATTAATTATATTTGTTGTTCCCTTCGGTGGAGTTGATAATTTATCATAAGAATAATTAACAAATTCATCTAAAGTAGTAAATGCTGATGTATCATCCTTTATATTCATTTTTTCTATATTTTCATTATTAATTTGTTTTTCTTCTAAAAATCCTTGAGAACCAAGTTGATCCATAGCTTCAACTTGAGCATCTCTTTTATCAAGTTCAGTTGAATCTCTCGACTTTAATGTGGGTCTCATATCTGCTTCAATTTTTCTAATATTTTTTACATTTTTTTTATACTCTTCAAATGCTGCTTCTTGTTCAGGAGTTGCATATGGTTTATTTGTTTCTGGGTTTATAGATTTAAGATATAGTTCTCCAAATTGTCCTGTATTTTGGTCTATACCCATGTTGCTTTCTTGACCTGCTACATCTATAAGCATCGCATTTCGAGAATTCACATTAGATGGAGGTTGAACACCTGCTGCAATTAGTTTTTGTTCTTCATTTGCAAATGCCTGTCTAAAAGCTGCTTGCGTGTCTTCATCAGCATTTACTCCACCAGCAAGTTTATTTGCAATTGATTTTACACCAGGTTCAATAACATATTTGGCACCTAAGTATCCCAATCCTAAAGCTGCCAGTGCTTTTAATCCTGCAGGATTAAGTAAAAATTTACCAATTAAGACTCCAAGTGAAGCAACCGAAGTTGCAACACCTGCTATTATCGCTGGTAATTTTGCTATGAAAGCATTCATAAACAAAAATACTCCCAAAACTTGTGCTGTGCTTGAAATAACTTTTTCTTTTATCTCACTTATCTTATCTTTATCTCCACTTTTTTCATCGTCTAAAAATTTAAATGCCTTATCAGTTAACCAACCACCAAATAAAAAACCAAAGGCTTTCATGAGACTACTTAAAAATCCTTGAGCTTTTTTTGCAACTCTAGTCATCGGCACACTAAGAGTTTTATTTAATTTTTTTTCGTTTTCATTCTCCTCTTCTTGTTTTTCAAATGCAAGACGTTCATCTTGTTTGAGTTTTAATTGTTCATCTTTTATTGCAAACTTACGATTTAAGAGTTCATTATTAATTACAAAATCTTGAAGTTTTTTAAACTTATCACCTATCGTCATTACCATACTTTCTATATCTGCAACTCTATTTTCAAGACTCATAGGTTTTGGAGCCTTTACAATCGCACCATATTTTGATAAATCAGTTCTTCTTCCAAATACTTTACCTACATCTATTCTTCTTTTTCTAAAAATTGTAATCCTTTCTTTAGTGGATAAGTATTCTCCCGTAACAGGATTTATACCAGTTACAGCAGGACTTAAATTAGGTTTTCTTGAGATACTAGATTCCACTTCCTTGTTGCTGTTGTTTTAAATTTTCTTCTTCAATGTACTGTTGTAGTAATGATATGTAAATTTCCTTTTCCCAAGGAATCATATTTTCAAGCTCAGTTAATGAATATTTATGGTGCTGCATCAAGGCAAAATTCAATTTAAAGTATGACTCAAGACTTGTATGAGTCATACTTACTCGAAAAAATCGGACAGACCCTCCAAAATTATTTCATTTTCTACTTTTGTCTTAGGATTTTTGACCTTAACAGTATAAGATAATTTAGGCATAGTCTCAAAAAAATTCTCTACTTTTTTAAATTGTTGAGAATTTAATTGTTCAATAAAATCATTTAACTCTTTTTTTGTGCAATCAGATGCACTCCAAGACTCTTCCTCATTAAAAACTTGTTCAATACATGATGCAATTAATTCAAATGATTCTTTCATTCCCATATCATTCACATCAAAATTAGTTTTTACAAATTCAGATAAAGAAGGATATTTCATTCTCATTTTTAAATTTTTATCCAACTCAATATCACGATTATGATTTGGATCCTCTAATATTTTTATTTCGTCTAGAGGAATAGTTACAGGAACCTTGGTTTCGTTATCATCTGGGCATGTCACCATGACTTCAACCTCCTCACCTACAGATTTACCACGAATATTTAAAAACAAATATTCTATATCAAAGGTTGATAAATTTTCAACCTTGACAGTTCTTGATAAAATACAATTACTAATAACACTTTTTATAGCGTTTGTAATTTGTTTTGTATCTTCCGATTCAAGTGCAATAATCAACACTTTCTCTTCTTTAACAAGAAATGGTCTATATCTTATTTTTTTCCCAGTAGAAGGGAGCGTCAACTCATAAATTGGAGTATTAATTTTTGGTAATGGCATAATATTTTATAATGTAATTTATTTATTAGGGTAAAAGTGATCTTAAAAAGTTTTCATTTGAACCGATATTACGACTTAAACTTGTCACTTTACCACATATGTACCTCTCATATGAGAAGTTAACACTTATTTTTAAAGTTTGGGAGTCCCCATATTGGACAGGAGTTGAGTCTAAACTCCTAGGAAACATTCCGAAGAAAGTATATTCAATTTGATTTTTATAATCCCTATCAAACTTAACTAACTTTATTCTATCACATTTATACCCATCTGTCCTCTCTCTAGGATATCTCATTCTATAAAAATACCCTTCTTGATCTTTGTTTATACCAGTTATCTCAGACCCATTTGTAATATAATCAATCCAATGTTCAATAAATTTTAACATTTTATATTCTTTATCAACATAAAATTGTAAATTAGTATCTACAAATAATCTCCTATTTGCAAATTTTTCAGTTACACCTGTAAAATTATGATCTGCATCATGAGTTTGTAATTGAGTACCTGGTAGCACTGCATTGCTACAAAGTAATCCAGCGTTTCTTAGAATAAAATCTTTGTCCACTCCCTTTGAAGTTAAAAATCTAGAAAGACCACCAGACAAACCATCAAAAGATAACTCATAATGAGATGTTTGTGCTGTGTCGGCTACTAAACCTATAAAATCAGTTATTTTTCTCTTTGATACCATTAAAACTAAATAGTTAGTATATTTATATTTATATATGTCTTATAAGGGTAAATATCGACCTTCATATCCAAAAAAGTATAAGGGTGATCCCACAAAAATCATTTATAGATCATTGTGGGAAAGAAAATTTATGGTATATTGTGACTCAAATACAAACATTTTGGAATGGGGAAGTGAAGAAATAGCACTACCATACAGATCACCACTCGATAATAAAGTACATCGTTATTATCCTGATTTTTATGTTAAGGTGAAAGAATCAAATGGTTTGATTAAAAAATACATTATTGAAGTAAAACCTCAAAAACAAACTATTGAACCAAAAGTTCAAAAAAGAAAAACAAAGGGTTACATTTACGAAGTGCGTGAATATGTTCGAAATCAGGCAAAATGGGAAGCTGCAAAAGAATTTTGTAAAGATAGATTATGGGAATTCAAAATTATCACAGAGAATGAACTAGGTATCAAATGAATAGTTACCCCACTGATGATAATAGTAATCGTGTAAGAGGTGTTGTTGGTAATATCATCGGCACAGAAGATGCAGATGATCTCATGATCAGTTTAATGGAAGCTGTTACTGACTCTAGCACTCCCGTACCAGACGTTGGTAAATATTATGTATTTGTTTATAATCCAAAAACACCAAATCTAAGATATGATCAAAATCCTCTTGTTGCAGTGACTGATATTTTCCAATGGGGATTTCGTGGTATCAATTTACACATGGGTGGATATCGTCAATATACATGGACAGAGGTTGCAGGAAACCTTTATGAAATCTATCCAGATGAACTTGCAGACGTAAGAGAGATACCTTTTGGAAAATTCCTACTAAATAGTTAAAAAAAAGGATATGACCTTTAGTTATAGATATCCAGATGCACAAATAGATAATAGGACAGATTATTTAGAAATAAAAGTCTTACAGTATAAAGCGCCTAATATTCAATTCGATAGAGAAATTAGAGCAGAGAGAACTGCAAGAGAAACTATACAAAATAAATTTGTTTCATCACCTTCTGCACTTAATACTGCGAATGAAACATTAAAAACTATAGATAAAAACAGATATGGGGGTGGTGGAATAGGTCTTCAAAGAGGAAAAGATCAATATAAAAGTAAAGAAGAGAGTTTAGGATATATTTTTCTTCCCATGCCTAAAACTGTTGCCGATAGCCAAGGTGTTACTTGGAATTCTCAAAATTTAAATCCATTCGCAGCCGCAGGAATTGGTGCTGGTATGGGTGTAATAAAAAGTGATGATAATTTTTTAACAGCTTTAGCTCAGGGAGGGTCAGATTTTGCACAAAGATTGTACAATGAAGGAACAAATCCTGCACAAAAAAATGCTATTCAAGCTTTTTTTGCAACACAAGCAGTCAATGCCTTTGGTGCTCAAGTAAGTGCCGATGAAATCTTAGCCAGAACTACAGGACAAATACTGAATCAAAACGCAGAATTATTATTTAGTAGTGTTCAATTAAGGACATTTTCATTTTCATTTGACTTCGCACCAAGAAGAAGAAAAGAAAGTGAGACTGTAAAAAATATCATAAGAACATTTAAAAAAAATATGAGTCCAAAAAAGAAAAGTGGTATATTTTTAAACAGTCCAAATATTTTTCAATTATGTTATAAGACTGGTCGTCAAAAACATGCATATTTGAATTCATTTTTTCCCACAGCTTTAACAAAGGTGGGTGTGAGTTACAATCCAGATGGAGGACAATATGCAACTTATGAGGACACATCTCCGGTAAAACTTAGTTTAACATTAGATTTTAGTGAAATAAGTCCAATATATGAAGGTGATTATGATGAAGAAGACGGATTAATCGGAGTAGGTTACTAATGGGTTATTTTAGAGAGTTACCAAACTTAGAATATCAATCACCATTTTCGGATAGATTGTCAGATTCATCGTATGTGTTTGCAAAAAATATATTCCGTCGAATGAAAATTCGTGATGACTTGCAAAACATATTCACAATTTTTGACAAGTATCAAATTGTTGATGGGTCAAGACCCGATACAGTGGCAGATGAATTATATGGTAATCCTGATTATGATTATGTTGTTCTTTTAACCGCAAATATTATAAATGTTAGAAATCAATGGCCAGTTACAAATAAAGAATTATATGATTATGCATTAAAAAAATACGGTATTGAAAAATTGAACGATACTCATCATTTTATTACTAAAGAAATTAAAGATTCAGATGGAAAATTAATTCTACCTGCAGGTAAAGTCGTAGATTCAAATTTTACTGTAAGTTATTTTGATTCCACACCAATCACCACCTCTGCTGCAGAAACTGTGACAGGTATTACTAATTACGAATACGAAGTTGAAGAGAATGAAAAGAAAAGAACAATATATATTCTCAAACCGACTTACTTAGGTCAATTTTTAGATGACATGAAAAATGAGATGATCTATAAAGAATCATCTCAATTTGTTTCTCAAAGATTAATAAGAACAGAAAATACTCGTATTACTATTCCTTAATTATTCTTCAGCTAATTTTTGAAAATAAGATAAGGCATCATCATCATCTTCATTAACGGATGATGGTGTTGTGGATACAGATGCAGTTACTAACTCTTCTGCTTCTCCACGATCAGTATCTTCTTCCTCAAATACTGGTGCAGCAGACTTCTTGTTTCCAAGAACATAATCTAGACGAGTCTTTAACTCATCATAAGTTTTAAACTGATCTGGATTAACAAACTCTGCAAGAGAGAACTGTTTTTTCCAGAGTGATTCAAGTGCATCATCATCATCAAGTAACGGAGTTTGAGCAGTAAACTCAGAACTATCGTAATTTCTGTAACCTGCAACGTTCTTTGCTTTTAACTTAAAGTTAGCACCTTGCCAGAAATCGAATGGATCGATTGCCTCTTCGTCTTCAAACTCAGGTTGCATTGCAGCAGTAAGTTTATCAAAGATTTTCTTACCATACTTATATAAGAATACTTTACCTTCGTTCTCAGGATTAGCAGGGTCTTTCACAACATAGATATTACTGATGTATGTGAGTTTACGTTTCTGCTTACGAGCAGCCTCTTTTCCTGCGTCTGTTCCATTATTCCAGAGTTGAGTATTGTACTCAGAAACTGGATCTTTTTGCCCAAGAGTGGTGAGTGAATTTTCAATATACCATCCACCAGAGCTTTGGAATGCGTGTGAATATAGTTTTACAAATGGTAAGTCTTCACCATCGGGTGATGGGAGAAAACGTATTACTGCATAACCATTACCAGATTTATCAACATCTAGTTTCCATAAACGGTCATCACCTGATGTTCCGTTATTATTCATTTTTTCGACTTCTTTGACTAACTTTGCAGTTAAAGAGCCTAATTTAGATTGCTTTTTTAAATTTGCAAAAGACATTTGGATTTCCTCGGATTGTTTAGATTTGGAAGATACTAAGATTATAGTAGATAATTAAGATATTGTCAACATTACTATTTAGGGTCTATCTTGTCCCTTAAATTTTCAATTGTTTTTTGCATACCTTCAAACAAAAGTAACATATCAGTCTCTGGTGGAAATCCCATTAGAGCCACAGACTGTTGTAAATGTCCCTTAAGTTTAATTGCTTCGGGATCATCTGATAAGGATAATCGAGCATACATAATCCTTTGTTTTTCAAGAAGATCAGATAATTTATCAATATGCTCTTCTCTTTCTTCTATATCCATGTGTTCAAACATGAATACATTTTTGTACAGTGAACTTTGCAAATCATGAATCTCTTCTAATGCTTCTCTCACTATATCTGAATCAAAAAAATTAGTCATTAACTATCTCTCTAAGTATTTTTTTATATTGAACCACATTAATATTTAGAAATGGTAAGTATTTTTTAATCTTTAAACTAACTAATTCCCATGCAGGATCATCTAGTTTTTTATCAAATTCTTTTCTAAAAGAAAATATTCTTTCGAAAATTGATAAAGTTTCTAAGCTTATTTGTCCACCCAGATACTTTTTGAGTATTGGTGGATGACCCTTCGAACAGTTGAATATGTTCTCTAATTTTTTTTCGTAAAGTAATTCCTTTGATTGTTCTTTGAACAAGTAAGTTAAACTTTGCTGTCGTCTCATCCATTCTGCATAAGTCCTTTCTCCAGAGTTTATGATTTCTCCAATCCATAAATTTTTAGGATTGTTAGTAGTCACGAAATTAGCTAGTAAAAAATCTGTAATTTCCTGATCAGAATATTTTCTTGAGGTTTTTTCAAACCAATATTTATCCTTCCTTTTGTTAAAGGATGTCATGGTTGCTCTTGATTTACCACCATACTTGATAAAATCATACTTCTTATTAGTAAAATGACTTTTCATGGACAAGTATGTTTGATAAGTCTCAAATGGTGTCACTTTCATTTATAAAGGTAGTTTAGCACGAGAAGTTTTCTTCATAAAGTTTAATTGAATTGCATCATATTTCAACCTTTCTTTTAATGGTTTTGAAATAAGTTTTGAAACTGATTGAATTTCAATATCATTATCATCACAATATTGGCATATAGCCTCTATGTAATTAATTTTTTCCTTAGAAACAATTGTTTCTATTTCCATGGAAAATTTTTGAGGTGTCAAAAACTTTTCTTCGATAACTTTTTCAAGTTCTTTATTTGACTCCATACATCTCCAGTTTGTCGTGAATAAATTTTTTAATATATTTGTCGAGTAATTTGATAAATTTTGTTTTGTCGTATTCTTCATAAACAACACATTCTCCATTTTCACAGGACATAATGATAACTAATTTTTTTACAGATATTCCTGTTAATTCATAAAACATGCAACCATATGCCATTGCTTGGACAAAATAATTTTCAATCCAGTCTCTTGGTTTTGGTTTTGCTGATGTTTTAAAATCAATTATCGATAATTCGCCATCATATTCAGCAATACAGTCTACTGTCCCTGCAATACCTAGATGCCTACTATATAGTGATCCCTCCAGAGCATGAATATTATCAATTTTACCCAGTTTTTCTTTTGCTACATTAAAAAGAAACTTAGAAATGGGAGGAACGTCAGGAAGTTTTTGGTCATTTTTAAGATAGTGTTCTGTTAAGGTATGCATGTTTGTGCCACGAGTAGTCGCAGCTTTAGTAACACGATCCGCTTTTTCATCACCTACCCTTTTTCTCCAATTGAGAAAAATTTGTTTGTTAAAATGACTTGTAACAGAGGTAATAGAAACTAATCTAATTAATTCATCATTATCTGGAACAGAATAATAACGAACTCCATCTATAGTCTCCCTAGACAGTTTAGGGAGATCAATTTCAACATGATTAAACATTATTAATTAAATAGATTGTTTTGCTATAATGTACTCTTTTACAAGTCCAGATCGAACTATATCTCCGACCTCAAATTCTATTATATCAAATGATTCCATTTTACGCAAGACGTTCATAAAATCATGAATTCCATTTCTCTCATTTGACTTAGTTAGATCACTTTGGCTTGCATCACCACAGAACATAATTTTACTATTTTCACCCACACGAGTTATTATACTATCCAATTCATGAAAATTTAGATTCTGAAATTCATCGACTATAATTATTGAATTATCTAGTGTAGTTCCTCTTAAAAATGAAGTGCTCCAAAATTTAATTGTATCTTGAGATCTTAAATTACCATATAACATTTCAAAATCAGCATCAGAGGGCATCTGAAACATATACTTAACCATGTGCTTATATGGTATCTGATAGATATCAGCCTTATCTTCATGATCGCCAGGTAGAAACCCTATTTCACGAGTTGAAACTAAAGAACGAACAAGATATATTCTTTCATATGGTGTATTTTCATTTAAAACATCATGAATCGCATTGTATAAAGTAATAAATGTTTTACCAGTTCCAGCGCATCCATATGCAACAATATTTTTTCCATCTTTATAAGATTTAAATAAAATCTTTTGATTATCAGTTAATGGTTCAATATCTATCAAATAATCATGATTTAAAGGTTTTTTCCTTTTCATCTGCTTGGCAGTTAACCCAACTCCAATTGGTTGGTGTGCAGATCCTCTTTTTCTTCTAGGCATTAGAATGAATAATCTCTGTTTTTACGGACATTTGCGCCTGGTTGTTTTGATGCTCTATCTAATACTTCATTCCAACCACTAGATTTTGCTTCTCCAGTCCACTTAAACTCGGTTGACTGACTCGCACAACCTTCAGACCAATCTTTATCCCATTCTGGATTATCTTTTCTCCATTGATCATAAGCAGCCATTGTCATGGAAAGTTCCTTCTTTTCTTTTGTCTCTTTATGTATTACTGGATATGTAGGCATAATTGATTAGTTTTGTAAAATTATTTAGACCCACTCTAGGGCTTCTGATACTGCAGGGAATTGTTCGGTAAATACCTTACGACATGCCTCTGCAATCTCCATATGTTCCTTCTGTGTTCCGTGTGCAGACCTTAGATTAATATAATGAATCCATGAACGACATGAACCAGTCATATAGATCTTAGTCGGTGTACAGAGTGGTAATACCATTCTAGCACATTCCTTTGCCACACCCTCTTCAATCATTTGATTGTAAAGACTCTGTGCAGAACTGAATAGAGTAATCATCTGACGATTCAGTTTATCAACAACCTTCTCATCTAGATCATCTATACTATTCTGACGATTCTTTGTGTCCTGTCTACGCAGTTCTGGCAATTCAATTTCACCTAATTGATTACTCTTTGCATATCTTTGGGAAAATTCTTGGAATGTAAAACTACGATGTCTTAATATCTGTGCTGCTATAGCTCTTGTTGTTTCTATTTCTAGTGTCATTGAAGATTGCTCAAAGACAGACCAGTGGTTGTGCTTAATACAATACTTTAATAATCCTGCATAGTTTGGATTATCTTGATTGTCTGGGTTCGAGACTCTGGCAATATGTGCCATTGTCTTTTCTGCATCTGGTGTGACACTTACTAAATTAATAGTCATTTTCCAAATCCTTTTGGTTTTTGTTTTCTCTTTGTAATTATTTCACTTTCTAACATTAATAATTGTTCTCTCATATAATTTAATTCTTGTTCATTATATAAAAAATCTTGTTCTAAAGCTTTTTTGAGATTTTTTAGAATTTCTTTAGATCTCATTCATCATCCTCAAAAATTTGACTATAATCTAATGATGGATCATTTTCATCTCTAAGTTTCTTATAATCTTCATATGTTAGATAAGAGCTTTTATCAGAATAAACTTCTGCTTTTAATTCTGCAACAGCACGTTCTAAATCATTAATGAGTACTTTGAGATTTTC